TGTTATACCTTTTTTATTTAAAAGTTTAGACATTAAAATTCTTTCAGTTTTTGAACTTTCTTTAAAATCTTTATTTAATTTCATATTCCATTCGTTAAATTTTCGTTTATCTTTTTCAACTGCTCTACTTCTCTTGTTAACTCCATTACTTTTTTGTGTTCTGCGTATAATAAAGTTTGGTCTTGTAAAAAATCAAAGTGCTTTTGCATAGATTCTATTAAATCTGTACGATGTGCATTCTTTTTTTTGATGTCGTCTATTGAAATCTGTAAAGACTGCGTTAACGATTCAAAAGTTATTGATGCTTCTATGATTGCTATTTGTTTCATAGTTTACTTAACCATTGTTCGTAAATATTACTTGCTACTTGTGCAGTCATTACAGGTGGAACTGACATACCAATTAAATATTTTTCTTTGTTTAATAAAAAATTATAATCTTGTGGATATGTACCGGCTAATTTATACTCAATATTGTTTAATTGCCTTTTATATTTATAGTGATAAACTCCACTTTCTGGATGTGCTAAAATAGTATTAATTACTTTATCCGGATTAGCTTTTATATATCCAAAGCCTGAATAAGACGGATGATTTACTTCTGAATATGATTTACCTATTTCCCAAATATCCCAATGCTTTAATAACATAGGGCTAAATCTATTAACATCCTTTTCTTTTATGTCTGTATCAATTTCTTTAAATAAAATTTCTCTTTCGTTAAATTCCATTTCAATTTTTGGAATTTGTGTAAACATATCTTGCCAATGTAAAAAAGGTTTTGCTAAGTCTTTTCTTAATGCTATAAAAAATACACGTTCACGTCTTTGAGGAACTCCCATTTTTGAAGCATCAAGTAAAAAGTGTTGACAATAATATCCAGCTTCATCAAATGATTTGTATATTTCAATTACATAATCTTTAGCATTACCCATTAAAAGACCTTTTACATTTTCAGCAACTACAACTTTAGGTTGCAATTCTTTTGCAAGGTCAATAAAATCAAAAAACAAAGTATCTAAAACTTGTTCAGCTTGTCCCTCTCTAAATTTCTTTTCTTTACCCCAGTCTTTATCTCTATTACCAGCCATTGAAAAAGATGAACAGGGAGGAGAACCGTCAAGAATATCCAATTCATATAATTCTTTAGGTAAATCAGTACGATTTTTAAATGTTTGTATTGGTTCAAGGTACGCATATTTTGGGTTGTGATTAGTTTTGTATGCTTCAATCATTTTTGGGTCTATCTCGTTACAGCCCAACACGTCAAATCCTGCAAGTTTATAACCCATTGTTGAGCCACCACCACAAGCAAAGCAACTAAATACTTTACCTTTATCTTTTGTAAAAACTGCATCTTTTAAGGTCCAGTTATAAGGAAATTTATGTTCTTGTTTCATATCTTATTATTTAAAATGGTAAATTATCAAATGAATTATTCGGTGCTATTGCTATCTGCGTGTGCGTTTCTTTCAATGGTTTTGCTATGTTGCCATCTTCGTTGAATTTTCCAGTCTTTACGTTGTACATTAGACTCGTTACTCCACGAACCCCAATAACTTCTGGTTTTGCTTTATTAACTTTTATCTCTGTAACTACACTATCAAAATCTCGGTGTACAATTATAATACTTTTACCATTATTTCCCCATTCAGAACCGCCTTTTAATTCGTGCATATCTGGGATTTGTGCTTTTCCGTTTATCTTAACTGGGCTTTTAGGATGTATAATAGTATGAAAATGCAATTTACTTGCTTCGCATAAATCATTACCAAAACTCAATACATCTTCTAAATATTGGTCATACCTCATTCCGTTTGTTACTTCGTGCCTCATATAGTTCCAACTATCAATAACTACTGAGAACAAATTTAACTCTTTTTTGTTATCCGCACCGAATTGCCACAATTCTTTTGGCGTTATTGCTTTACTTGCTTTTCCTTGTGGCTTGTAAATTATAAACTTATCCAAAACTTTAGGCAATAAACGTGTAATTTCTAATTCAGTAAGTCTGTTTTCAATCTTAACCTTTTCGCCTTGTGCATTGTAGTAGAACTCTTTGAACTGCTTACCACTCATTTTATGCATTATCTTAGCGATTACTTCGGATGTGCTTCCAGCATCTGGCATATGAATTAAGTGTTTATGCCCGTACCATTCAGAAGTGTTAACTAAACATTCAAGTAGTAGTTCTGTTTTACCACTTCCAGGATAACCAGTCCAATCTGTTCTACTTCCTTCCATTATTGAGTAGTGCTTTGCTAAGTTTGGAAACCCTAAATAAAAAGTTTTACCACCACCGCTTTTGTAATGCTCAAATATAGAGTTTTCTATTTCTTGGTATTCAAATACGTTATTCATTTTCTGCTATTTGAGTGAGTCTATATGCTACTAAATCTTTTGCGTACTGATTCAATTCTTCTTGAGTCATTCCTTCGCCATTTCTAAACACAAATTCTTTTTTTTGTTGTTTAGGTTGTTCTGTGTACTTATCCCAAAACAAACCTTGCCATCCGTTGCTTATAGAAGTATTGATTACAAACTTACACTTTTCATCAGAATACAAATCCATTTCTTTTTTTAATTTTTCAATAGATGCAGAAGTCAAAGGTTTTTTAATCTGTTTTCTATATGAAATCCATTCATCTAATAACACTTCTTTTTCATTCTTTTCTTTATTATCATTCTTGTTTGTTGTTATCTCCTTGTTATCTCCTTGTTGTCTCCTTGTTGTTTGCTTGTTATCTCCTTGTTGCTCACTTTGGTAACTCTCGTAATTACAGACAGTTAGTCGTGTTGTTTTTCGTAGCCCTTCCGTGTTAATCATTTTATCTTTTTCAAGTAATTTTAAAAATGTTCTAAGTTTTTGAATAGTCCATTCATCTCCTAAAATCCTAACCCAAGTAGCTAAACTATTTATACTTTGACCTCGTTTACATTCTATTAATTCTCCTTCAATAATAACCTTTGTAGATTTATGATTTACCTCTGATATAATAGCAACCCAAGCCTTAAAATAATTTGCATTTTTATATACCCAATGGCTTCTAATTTGTCTGTGTAATTTTATCCAACCGCTCATAACACTAAACAAATAAGATTATAATAATTTGTTTCATCGCACCAAAAAATGCTTTTACCAACTACTAAACAACACTTGTAAGGAACTGAATCGTTGTTAATTGGTCTTGCTCTTTGAAAAGAACTTAATTGTTCTAAATTGATTACCAGCAATAAATCTGGTACATAGTAAAATTTTGCTTTCATATTTTTATTTTTAAGCATTAAAAAAGCCCCTATCGTCAAGGTTGTGCCGACCTATCGGATAAGAGCTAAACTAAATTTTTTCACGTTCCGGCACGAACAATGCAAATATACAATATACTAACTACTTTTCATCTTCAAATAATTGAATCTTTTGAACAATTTTATCAATTTCATTAACAATGTCAACCCATCGTTGAGCAGTATCTTCTGGTAGTTGTTCGCTTACATTCTCAACTATCTTTTCAACCCACGTGTAAAAGTTTTCACATCGTTGTTTAAATTCACGTTTGTAGATTACTTCGTGCGATAGTTCGTCTAACGTGTGTAAAATTGACTGCATCTGTAAAGTTAACGCTAATGTCAAGTCTAAGTCTTTTCGTTGTTTAGTGTTCATTGTTCTTGTTGTCTAATTATGTATTTAAGTCCTTCAATTATATTAGCTCTATGATAGCCAGTTGCACACATTAAGTTGAATACAATCTCTGCAAATTCATCTGAATCTATTTCATCGCTTGCTTCGGATGTGTGTTTAATTCCGTGCGATTCAATGCTAATTATTATTTTATCTTCCATAGTTTTTTATTTATAGTTTCCTCGTCTGTCTTCGCAGAACTGAATCCAGTTATCCATCGTATCACAATAGTAAATAATGCTTGGGTGCTTATCCGCTTCTTTCAATGCTTCTGCTTTGCTTTCTGCACTTACTATCATTCTGTCTGGTTTGCCGTTTGATAGCCAATAAAGTATTACGTACTGCTCCATAGTTAATCAAATAAACCAGCCCAATATAATAAACCAATGTTAATACTACTTGCAATTATTTTATTAAAAATATTGTATTTTGATTCTTTTTGTTCTCCGTGCAAGTGAGCTTCTATTAATAATCCAATTGACCAAAGTACTATTAAAATAATTATAGGTGTTTTCATAATCTTTTAGTTTTTAGTTTAAAAATATCGGTTTAACCACCCACCGAAAAGGATAATACTAAAATGGTAAATCGTCTTGTTCTTGTTGTGCAAACTTCTGCGATGCCGTTTGAAGTGGTTTTTCTTGCTTTTCAGCTACTTTAACATCTCCACTCGTGTAAACTACTTTGCCGTTACCTAAATAACGCTTAGAAGTCTTTAAATCACGTTCTTCTTTTGTTTGCGATTCTGTTAACCCTACGTTGTTTCCGTATTGGTCGGTTGAATCATTGATTGAAATTGTCAAGTTTAGATACTTTCCGTTGTATAACTTGCTTTTGTCGATTTTTGTGACGTCAATTGACGCATTAATTAGTACTCCCATTTTACTTTGTTTTTATTTGTTATTAAAATTTATATTTAATTTATGCTTTCAACTTTTATAAAATCAACACTCTCCGAATAATATCCATTACTTTCTCCAAACCATCTAATGTCTACATATCCCTTAATAGTAGCTAATTTATAAAATGTCCAAGTACAACTATCTGGCTCACGATTTCCCTCATCATCTTCTTTATATTTCCATCCTGATTCGCTTGTAACTTCTTTAAATTTAGAAATAAAATCATTTTCAAAATCTTCATTTGACACTTCTTCAGCTAATAAAATTGGTGTTCCTATTAAATCTTTTAAATCTCCATTTATATCATCAATATAAACATTTTCACAACAATCTTGGTGATGTAATAATTTATACTTAGTTCCATCATCAATAATAAAAGTTAACTCATAATTGTCATCATTTATAATTTCAACAATTGTTTTTCCTATTAATTCTTTTATTTCACTCATATTTATTTGTTTTTATTTGTTTAAAATTAATAATAATTCTTGATAATACTCTCGTGCTACTTCGATTCTTTGCTTTAATTTTTCAATGTCCGCTTCGTTGTATTCTACAATAAATCGTTTTACACGTAAATTTTTAGGTATATGCTCAAAACTATGTAGGCTTTCTACTGCCTCACGTACAAGAGGGTCTTCATCAATTAAGCATAACTTCCAATGTTCTTTTCTAACTTCGCTTTCTACAATTTGAAACGGTGTATCTGTTAAGCAATAAACCAACTCAGCTTGTTTGTGTCCTGTAAGCCACATATATCCGACAAGTTGCCAGTAGTAATTTTTATTTTTTAGTACATCGTCAAACATCGGAAAAGTACTTGCAGACCAACTACATTTAATGTCAGCTAATAAAGTGTCGTTAACTAAATCTGGTGTGCCTACAACATAATCATTTTTAAACTTTTCTTCGTTCTTTAAAATCCAGTTCCAGTCTAATACTTCACTTGCCAACTCAATAGCTATATCTTCGTTTTGGTTTCCTTTGTCTGTATAGCGTGAACTAAATTCTTTGTAGATACCTAATTCTTTCTCACGAAACATATCTTCAATAAGCGTCTTTGCAGTAGCAGACAAAACCTCGCTTTTTGTACGAGCGTCAGTCATTAAATTGCCTAACTGCGAACATCTAAATAATAAACTCATAATAAAGGATTTTCTATTGTTACTATTTTCCAAGATGTTTTATAGTTTATTTCAGTTGATTTTTTTGAGTAATTAAAACAATAATGTTTACCATTTTCAAAATTTGAGTAGTATCCAACTTTCCAACTTTCATCTTTATAATCCCTAAACCAAACAAGCGTATCTTTTTCGATTTGCTGTTCTTTGAATGGATATTCTAAAAATGCTGAGGGGAACTCCTCTGAATATCTTTTTCCATTAATTGTATAACAACAATTTTCCGTTTCGATAGGGAATCTTTCCGAATAATCAGTTGATAATACTTTTTCCCAACCATTTTCAATAGTCCAGATTTTATCCCCTTTTTTTACATTGATTAAATCTACTTTCATATCGTTGCAAATGTTAATTTTTGTGATTCAGTTAATTCAAACTGCAATAAATCTTCTTTCTTAGCAAGTCCTTTTCCTATTGCTTCAATTGCTTTGTTAAATCGCTCATCTGTTATTGTTTTAACTTTCTTTACTTGTTGACTATTATCTTTTGAATCTGGGTCGCTTTCTGTTTCATCAATTAAGAATAAGCCATTTAAAGCGTATTTACGTGCGTAACTTGATGCCGTACCAGTGCATTGTTCTGAAGACATTCCTTTATGTTCTCCCATCTCTGCATAACCATTAATAATCATTCTATCTGTTTTACCATTTTCATTATAAGATAGTAATTCAGCAGTTGCTTTTAAAAATAGTTTAGAACCAATTTCTACTATTTCATCAGTCATTATTAATACTGAATTATATTTTAATAGTAACGGCTTTAAAGATTCAAGTATCTGTTCAACACTTCTGTATTTGTACTTTCCAAATGCGTTGAAAGAACCTTTTGGGCATTTTAATTCTGCTTGAATGTTAATTAAATTTTTCATTTTCTTAGTTTTAAATTGTTAATAACGTATGCAAATATAAACATTTTTATTTAATTGATAACTTTTTTATTAAATTATTTTTAATCTGCCAAAAGTCCTGCAATGAATTAGCTTCTAATATATCAAATTCTGATTATGTTAA